TTCTGTTTCACCTTCAACGCCAACAAAAGTAGTAACTGAAGATGATTTTAAACCGAAAGAAGATGTAGATGCACAAGAATCAGTAAAACCAACAGAGCAAGAAACTATTCAAAATGGAATTACAGAACAAGATATAGATGCGGAAATTGCTGCATTTTTAGACCAATCCGATGTAGGCGGTATCGATTCTGGAGAAACTGTTACGGGATTTAAATGGAATCAAGGTAAACCATTTGTACAAGGATTTAGAGCAGGTGGTGGAGGTGGTGGTTTTTCTTCTGGTGGAGGTGGTGGTATTATTAATGTAGATTTTGGTGCTTTAGATTTAAGTGCCGATTGGATTACATTATCTGCAAAGTTTATAGGAAAAAATGAAGGGTTTTCAAAAAATGCAGTAAATGATGAGGGTGACCCAAGACTTGGATTTGGTACTAGTAAAATATTAGACCCTTCAACTGGACAAATAAGAACTGTTAAATATGGAGATACTACAACTGTAGAAGATGCGTTAAAGGTATTACAATATGAAGTTTCTATAACATTTAAAGCTAGATTAGTGGGAAGTGGTGATAATAAAATATCTGAAGAAGATTTTAACGCATTAAATAATAAACAAAAAGCAGCTCTTTTAAGTTTTGTTTATAATTGTGGTAGTTTAAGAGGAGGTATAGCTGCATCGGTAAGAAACAAAGATTACGCAGGAGCTGCTAATGGATTATTAAATGGACCAACCAGAGGTGCAAAAACCGGCCAATTATATCCAGGTTTAGTTAGACGAAGAAAAGAGGAAGCAACCCTATTTAGTACATAATTTTCAAAAATAACAATTCAAATATTTATAAACATAACAAATAATAAAGTATGAATACGGACAAACTATTAAAAGCTATTCAGATTCTTATTAAAGAGGAGCTTAAAGAGCAATTGCCTGCATTAATTAAGGAAACTGTAAGGGCTGAAATGAAAAAACTAATAGCAGAGGGTAAACAACCTGCTAAACCAAAAACTACTGGATTATCAATGGCTAAAGCTATGATGGAAGATGATACGATTGTAGAATCAATTGAACAAAAAATAGTACCAACAAAGCAATACAGCAAAAATCCAATGATTAATCAAATCCTCAATGAAACAAAAGGTGGTATTCCGCAAGGAGATGGTGGGTTTAGAACAATGAACTTTGGACAAGGTGATATGGGTTCGATTGTAGGTAAAACTGCGATAGCTGAAAAAATGGGTTATGGTGAAATGGCTAAAGGACCTCAACCAACTGGATTGGGAGTAAACACTGGAGTAGCTGAAATAGATAAAGCTTTGAATAGAGATTATTCGGAACTTGTAAAAAGATTTAAGAAGTAATGGCAATTATATTAGGTAGAAAACCAATAATAGAATCTAAAGAATATGATGATTATGCAGTTGGATTAGCCTTGCCAATTCAGATAACTAATGTTGCGTTTAAGCAAAATTATACTGAAATAGAACAACTTAAATCTAATATAAAAAATTTATTATTAACAAAAAGAGGTGAAAGAGTAATGAATCCATTATTTGGGACAGGGGTAGAAACTTTATTGTTCGAACAAATAACAGATGATTTTGAAGACAGGGTTCAAGAAATAATAACAAACTCTGTTGAAAGATATATACCAAATGTTAATATCGATGAAATAACTGTTGATATGAGTAATGAAAACAGAGATAAAAATTTAGTGAATATATCATTGAAGTTTAGAAGTAGAAATACTGGTAATTCTGGAGTAGTATCAATCAACGTTCAACAAACAGCACCATAATATGAATTCAACACCCAGTAATAAAACATACAGCGGAAAAGATATAAAATATCTTAATAAAGATTTTTCTGCATTTAAAGATAATTTAGTAGAATTTGCAAAAACGTATTTTCCTAAAACAAATACGGATTTTACAGAGGCATCTCCTGGTATGATGTTTATTGAAATGGCATCTTATGTAGGTGATGTTCTTTCTTATTATGTAGATGATACTTTTAAAGAATCATTAATAACAACAGCGGAAGACCAAGAAAATGTAATAGCATTAGCTCAATTTTTAGGATATAAACCAAAAGTAACATCACCTGCTACAACAACATTAGAGATATATCAAGTAGCTCCATCAATTGGTAGTGGGTTAGCAAATACTATTGATAGTAAGTATTTATTACGAATAAAGCAAGGTATGGTAGTTGAATCTAAAAACGATTCTATTAAATTTATAACTACCGATGTAATAGATTTTAGTGATTCTAATAATAGAGAAATTACAATATACCAAAGAGATGCAAATACGGGAGACCCCACATTGTATCTTATTAAAAAATATGTACAAGCGATTTCAGCAATTCCAGAAGAAGATACTTTTGAATTCGGTTCATACGAACCATTTGCAAATATAGTTTTAGAAAATACTAATGTAATTGAAATATACGATGTAAGAGATTCCAATGGAAACAAATATTATGAAGTTCCTTACTTAGCACAAGAAATGGTATTTTTAGATTACCCAAATACTTCTTTAAATGACCCAGACCTTGTTCAATTTAAAGATACTGTTCCTTATATTATAAAAACATTAAAAACACCTAGACGATTTGTTGCAAAAGTTAATTCGGATTTTACAACAACTATCCAATTTGGTGCAGGAAATCCAAACACAGAAGAAGAAAACTTAATTCCAAATCTTAAAAATGTTGGATTAGGACTACCAAACTCCATTAGTAGATTGGAAGCTTCATTTGACCCAACTAATTTTTTAAAGACAAAATCATACGGAATATCACCGTCAAATACAACAATCACTGTAAAATATTACACAGGTGGGGGTGTTTCATCTAACGTTGAAGCAGGACAACTTTCAAATATAACATCTATTGAATTTGATAATGATTATGCTGATTTAAACGCAGCACAAATTGGAACATACAATAGTTTAAAAAACTCAATAGCAGTTACAAATAAAATACCAGCAACTGGTGGTAGAGGTGCTGAAACAATTGAAGAAATTAGACAAAACGCTTTGGGTAATTTTGGAGCACAAAATAGAGCAGTTACATCAAAAGATTATCAGATTAGAGCATTATCAATGCCTGCAAAATATGGTGCAATTTCTAAATGCTATGCAACTGCCGATGGAAAATTGGATAACAATTCACCATCATCTATTTTAGCATCTCCGAATGTTCTACAAGAATTTACGGATTTAGTTATGGATTTTGTAAATAAATCGGATAATGAAGAACCAACAAGAGCTTCAGTTACTTCAGATATTACACAATTTTTAATTGGAAAAACATCTAATGAAAATGAAAAAAATAATCCATTTGCTATTAACCTATATATGTTAGGTTTAGATAATTTTGGAAAATTAACTCCTGTCAATAGAGCAGTTAAAGAAAATTTAAAAACATATCTTAACGAATACAAAATACTAACCGATGGTGTTAATTTTTCTGATGGGTTTATTATAAACATTGGGGTTGAATTTGAAATAATTTGTGAAAGAAATGATAATAAATCAGAAGTAGTTACTAGATGTATATTAGAGTTACAAAGATATTTTAATATAGATAATTGGTCTTTTAACCAAACAATTAATTTAAGTGAATTAGAAGTATTAATAGCAAATGTTGATGGTGTTAGGTCTGTTCCAAAACTTCAGATAACAAATAAATGTGGAGGTAGACATTCACCCAATTCATACAACATAGCAACTGCAACAAAAAATAAAGTGGTATATCCATCATTAGACCCTTCTATTTTTGAACTTAAGTTTCCGAATTCAGACATAAAAGGGAGGGCAATATAATGGCATACTATTTTTTAACAGCATCGAAAGATGCATCGGTGTACTTACAACAACCAAATCAAAATACTGGTTTGGATGAAATATTGGAAGTTAGTAAAGTTTTCTATGGCAATGTTAAAGATGTTTCCCATGCTTTACTAAAGTTTGATTTAGGGTTTTTATCCCAATCATTATATAATGGTACAATTGGCATGGGTGATGCTAGATTGTTAATAAAAGAATCTCAAACAGAAGAAATACCATTAGAATATACAATTCATGCAAATCCTATATCTGGAAGTTGGGAAATGGGTATTGGTACTAGATTTGATGCAATCACTACAAAGGGTGTAAACTGGAATTATAGAGAAGGAGATACTAAAGTAAATTGGTTAGACAATGATTTTAATTCATTTACTACCGCAAGTATAAACGATG